AGTGGCTCAATATTCTCTTCCAATCTGAACTGCCCTCTAACTTCGAGGGGGATACGGTGGAAATGGTCGTTGACTGGGAAGACGCTAATCCCAACAGCGATGCTCAGGTCAAGGATTGGCTCTACAGACTTGGCTGGGAACCCCAGACGTGGAAATACGACAAGAACAAGCAGACTGGTGTGGAGAAGCGCATTGCCCAAGTACGTTATCCAGCCACCCACGCAGAAGGTGGTCAACTCTGTGCCAGTGTCACTAGTCTCAAGGACAAAGCCCCCGGCGTGGAAATTCTAGAGGGTCTGACTGTTATCCGTCACCGAAAGGGCTTCTTCAAGGCTATGCTGGATAGCCACACAGATGGTTGGCTTGTTGCTTCTGTGGCAGGCTTAACAAACACGTTCAGGTTCAAACATGCCAAGCCCCTAGCTAATATCCCGAAGGTGGACAAGCCTTGGGGTGCAGAGATTAGGGGTTGCTTGATTGCCCCTGATGGCTTCGATCTGGTAGGGTCTGACATGGTTTCCCTAGAGGATACCACAAAGCGCCACTACATGAAGCCCTACGATCCTGCCTATGTGGCAGAAATGAGCCTACCGGGATTTGACCCCCACCTTAATCTTGCGGAGTTTGCAGGTGCTATCACCGCAGAAGATGCAGCGAAACATGCAAGAGGGGAGATTAACCTGAAACCTATTCGTAGCAAGTACAAGGCTGCGAACTATAGTTGCGTCTACGGTGTAGGTGCAGCTAAACTTGCCAGAGAGATTGGTGTGACCCCTAAAGAGGCTACAGCAATCATCAAGGCTTACTGGGAACGGAATCATTCTGTGGTCAAAGCAACAGAGAGTTTCAAGGTCAAACTTGTGGGCAACTCTATGTGGCTACAGAACCCTGTCTCTAAGTTCTGGCACAACCTACGATCTGAAAAGGATCGTTTCTCTACTGCTAACCAATCTACAGGTGTCTATTGCTTTGACACTTGGTTGTCGTTCTGTCGCAAGGCTGGCATCAAGATCGCCATGCAGTTTCACGACGAGGTTGGCTTCTATGTGAAGGAACAAGTGACCGAGTATATCGCAGACATTCTTAAGGGGTCTATCAAGAAGACCAACGACAAACTTAAGCTGAATGTCCTGCTAGACGTAGACGTGCAGATCGGAAAAAATTATGCCGAAACGCACTAAATAATGTGGTTAGACAGTTGACAAGAACCAACTGTACAACTATATGCAAAGACCGACCGAATCGGTTGTCCTGACAAAATGAGGAAATGATGGCTACTAGCTATAAAGAAGTGACTACGACTGGCCCGATTGAGTGGGCTAAGGTGTTCGAGAACAATCGTGAAATGGTTGGGTATGAAGGTGTCTATGAGCCTTGTGATGGAGCATACACTGTGACTCAAGTTCTCGACAAGTCGGAGTTTGATAAACTCAAGAAAGCAGGTTCGCAGAAGAAGCCTATCCAAAAACGTCTTCTGGAAGGTGATGGCAAAATCGCTGTGAAGTTTGAGCGTAAGCACCTTGTCCAGAAAAGCGATGGTACGCCTATCCTGAAAGCTGGTGGTCCCCCGAAAGTGGTCAACAGCGAAGGTAAGCCTTGGGATGTTGAAGTCGATGGTCTGATTGGTAACGGTACGGTAGCAGAGATTACCAACCTTATCACGACTTTCAAAGGTCAGGATGGTAAGCCTATCAGCCGTACCTCTCTCACCAAGGTCAAGATCGTTGAGTTCCTGCCCTATACCCGTCCTAATCAAGAGGAAGCAGCATAATGCGGTTCACGTTTGGAATGTATGACGACGAAGGTGGTGACTATCGCGCTGTCAATGTCGAAGGTCAAGCAGAGACGGTGCCAGAGGTACTAGAACTGTTCCTGTCCTTTATGCAAGGCTCTGGATACAAGTATGTGAACCAGATGGTAGCTGTCTATGACAACGGAAAAGAAGTGGGTACAACACTTTGACAAAGATCAATGCCCGACTGATTGGACTTACTCAACCAACAATCGAGGCTCGTATCCCTAATTCGGAAGGCATCCTAGCATACTGCGCTAGGGTGTCTAACCCCTCTAACCAAGACAACTTCGACACAGCAGAGAAACTCTTGAACTACTGTGTCAAGAACAAGCATTGGTCAGTCTTCGAAATGGTCAATGCTGTGGTCGAGGTAGAGGCTCCGAGGGATATTACCCGACAGTTGTTGCGTCACCGCTCGTTCAGCTTCCAAGAGTTTAGTCAACGCTACTCTGATGAAATCGAGTTTACTGACCGTGAGTTCCGTAGGCAAGACGATAAGAACCGTCAGAATAGTGTTGATGATCTGGACCCTGTAGATAAAGGTATGATAAAACACTCTGTAGGACAACTTGGGAACCTCTCTAAGAACCTGTACGAACACCTGAGAGAGCAACAAGTCGCTAAAGAGTGTGCTAGAGTTATCCTTCCCGAAGGTCTGACTATGAGCCGCTTATACGTCAATGGCACTCTTCGTAGTTGGTTGCACTATCTAGAAGTTCGTGATGATCCCGGTGTGACCCAGTGGGAACATGTTATGTTGGCCCGTAAGATCAAAAAGGTGCTGGTCCCAGCATTTCCCACAGTCTTCAACCTGACAGGTAAGGAATGACAAAGCATATCCTGATCGACGCTGACCCTTTTGCTTACAGGGCTGCGTTATCCAAAGACAACGACACTATTGGGGGAGTTCTTCAAAAGATTGATGAACTGTTCAAGGATAGTGTCGAAGCAGTCAAGGAGAGGTATGGGGATGATTTGACATACAAAGCCTTCTTGACAGGGCCAAACAACTTCCGAAAGGAAATCTCTAAGAGTTACAAGGGCAACAGGAAGGCTGAGAAACCTACGTTATTGGGTCTTGCCAGAGAGTATATCCTTGATAACTATATCTCTGAACTGACAGACGGGGAAGAAGCTGATGATGCAATTGCTATACAAGCGACCAAGCTGTATCCCAATGCAGTAATTGTCTCTATCGACAAAGACTTCCGACAAGTCCCTTGTAAACTCTACAATCCAACTAGACGAGAGTGGTCAGATATTGAACAGTGGGAAGGTTTGTTGTTTTTCTATCAACAACTGCTGATGGGAGACAGGGCTGATAACATTGTTGGTGTCTGGAAGGTCGGTGAGATTACCTCTCAGAAAATCCTTGAGGGTGCTACCACAGAACAAGAAATGTGGAAACGCTGTCTTGAGGCTTATGAAGGGGACTATGACCGTGCAGTACTGAATGGGAGACTGTTGTGGCTAAGACGTTACGAAAACCAAATGTGGGAACCCCCAAATCAAGGGGATACCGATCAGGTCTAGAAGGCAAAGTAGCCAAGCAGTTAGAACAACAGGGTGTGAAGGTCGAGTATGAGACAACAAAGATCAAGTATGTTGTTCCAGAAAGCCTTCACACCTACACCCCAGACTTCGTACTTCCTAATGGGATCATCGTAGAAACCAAAGGAAGGTTTGTGGTAGCAGACAGAAAGAAACACCTACTGGTTCAGCAACAATACCCTGATCTGGACATTAGGTTTGTCTTCTCTAACTCTAAGACGAAGATCAGCAAAGGTTCTAAGACTTCCTACGCTGATTGGTGCAACAAGAATGGCTTCACATTCGCAGACAAAGAGGTTCCTGAGCAATGGTTCAAATTGTAAATGTCCTTCGTGGCCCAATTCACTCCTCTGAAATCCCTGATTGGGATATTGAAGACGATGGGTTTGGGTTGCCATATGGAGAAGGGTTTGTCCTGTCGGTGACAATTCGGGATGAACGTGGGGTTCTGAGTGAAGAAGACTTGATCTTCCAAGACTTCAATGATGCAATTGAGATTGTGGAACACTTCTGCGATCAGATCATTCCTCTAGACTGGGAAGACACGTTTTGACAAAGACTGTAATCGTATGGACATGCGCCCATGCACATCCAGATGTAAGCAATGAACGCTTCACTTGGTTGGGTGACTTGATTGAAGACGTAAAGCCTGACTACTGTGTTGACCTTGGTGATGGTGCTGACATGCAGTCCCTAAACACCTACGATACACGCTACCCACAGGCTATTGTGGCACAGTCCTACCAGAAGGACGTAGAGGCTTACAATGAGGCTCAGGATCGTATCTGGGGTCGCTACAAGATCAGTAAGAAGAAGCGCCCTTATCGGATTGGGTTTGAGGGCAACCACGAAAACAGGATCAAGAAGGCTATCAACCATGATCCACGACTAGAGGGGAGTAGATATGGAATCTCATTTTCCCACCTTCAAACAGACTACTGGTTCGATGAATACCACGGATACAGAAACTCAGGCCCTTCACTTGCTGAGTACGACGGTGTTCTATATGGCCACTACGTTAGTAGCGGTAACTTTGGTTCAGCTATGTCTACTAAGCATCATGGCTACAGCCTTGTCGAAAAGCTGGCTCATAGTTGCACTGTTGGTCATAGCCACAAGTTCCATTATTATCGGAAGGCGGATGCTCGTCCTACTCCGCTTAATGGCCTTGTTGCAGGATGCTTCAAAGGGTCTGAGGAAAAGTGGGCAGGACAAGCTAATGCAGAATGGTCCAAAGGAGTAGTGATTAAACGCTATGTCGAGAATGGTGACTACGATCTGCAATGGGTTTCTCTAAAGGCTCTGGAAAAAGAATATGGTCAACGAAGTTAAAATCTTGGGGTACAGGGTCTATGTGGTGGATAAAGACTATCTGTACTACGACACAGAAGAAACGGCTATCGCGGCAGCTAAGATGTTTGCCACAGAAAGCCGAAAGACTAAAGCAACAGTGGTCATGGAAGTAGAGGTTTGGAACAGTGGGCAAAACTGAAACAATCGACATTGACTATCTTCGTCAACGCCTTCGTTACGAACCAGAAACAGGGAAGCTGTATTGGTTGGATTGTGAAGGTATGCCAAAAAGCTGGTTGACTAAGTTTTCTGGTAGAGAAGCTTTTACTACTCAACATAGTAGAGGTTACAAAATAGGTCACGTTACCCCTGCCACTCTTTTTGCACATAGAGTTGCTTGGGCATTGTATTATGGAGGTTGGCCTACTGAACAAATTGACCACATTAATGGAGTAAAGCATGATAACAAGATTTCAAATTTACGTGTAGTTAGTAGTCAAGAAAATAATAGAAATGTGAAAAGGCGCGAAGATAACACTAGCGGTGTGTGTGGAGTTTATCGAAAAGAGAGTGGTCGTAGGTGGGTTGCCCAGATCGTGGTGGAAGGGAAGCAAAAATACTTAGGTTGCTTCGATACCCTCGAAGAAGCTACCAAAGTTAGGAAAGAGGCAGAAGTGAAGTACGGCTACCACGAAAATCACGGAAGAGACTAAATGGGCAAACGTGACAACGACAAGTTCGAGAGGAAGGGTCGTGACTTTTATGCCACAATCGACCCTGCTGCTGTAAATGCTCTGGTCGAACATCTGCCTCTACCCACAGCCTTCATCGAACCTTGTGCTGGTGCTGGTGATCTAGTCAACGAACTGTGCAGGCATCATGGTGTAGTCTGTGTGGGCGCTATGGACATTGAACCACAAGCAAAGACTGTAGAGCAACGAAACTGTCTTGCCCTTAGTTGGGTTGGACCAGAAGTAACTCACTTCATCACTAACCCACCCTTTACATGGGACATGCTAAAGCCTATTCTAGACCATCTACCTACCCTAGCACCTACTTGGTTGTTGTTGCCTGCGGACTATATGCACAATGTACGAGTAGGCCCATACATGGCTAAATGCGCTAAGGTGGTCAGTGTAGGTCGAATGTACTGGGAGACTAACAAGAAGAAGGGTGTGGATAACTATGCGTGGTATCTCTTCACCAACAACGAGACTGAGACAACATTCTATGGAAGAAAATCGTGAGTAAAGAACAAATCTTGAAACTCATCGAAGATCGTGGGTTTGTGACTATCCTAAAGGACCATGACCTTACCTTGTGGAAGGTACTTGAAATCCTAGATGATCTTGGCTATATCTTCTTAGAGAGGTATGAGGACGACTACTGATGGCTAAATGGTCTGTATATGATGAAGAGGAAGACATGATTAACGAAACGGATATTGATGCGTTTGCTCGAACCAGTGACTTTGATTGGTTTCAGAGTGAGTGTCAGAAAACTGCAATCTACCCTAAGCAACAAGGTCTAGCCTATACTGCTTTGGGCCTAGCCTCTGAAGCAGGAGAATATGCAGGCAAGATCAAGAAAGGTATCCGTGATGGTTCCTTTGATGATGTAGGTGCTGCTGCTGAACTTGGTGATGTGTTGTGGTATGTTGCCATGTCTGCACATGAACTGGGGTACACGATGGACGAGATTGTTCATGGTGTTGTCAACAAACTCCGTGACCGCCAGAAACGAGACGTAATCAAAGGAAGTGGGGATAACCGCTAATGAATAAGTTTTACTTCAGCTTTTCCCTACTACACGACCAGTACATAATCTTTGAACAAGAAGAAACTGGTGACCATCCCCATTTCTGGGTTTTAACTCACAATGACGCTAAGAAAGCTGTAACGCTGCTAAATAACCTGTATGAGAAAGCGCAAGAAAAATGAGTAACTACCTGCCAACCGACTATCAGTCTTTCATTCACACATCACGCTATGCTCGTTGGTTGGATAAAGAGAACCGCCGTGAGAACTGGGGTGAGACTGTCTCCCGCTACATGACCAATGTGGTCGTTCCTAAGACCCGCGACGAGATTATCCTTGATGATCTGGAAGAGGCTATCCTCAACCTTGATGTGATGCCTTCTATGCGGGCTGTAATGACTGCTGGCCCTGCCTTGGAGCGTGACAACACGGCTGGCTATAACTGTTCCTATCTGCCTGTGGATGATCCTAAGTCCTTTGACGAGGCTATGTTCATCCTTCTGTGTGGAACTGGTGTTGGCTTCTCCGTGGAGCGTCAATACATCAGCAAGCTGCCAGAGGTTCCTGAACAACTGTTCGGTTCTGAGGATGTGATCGTTGTCCACGACAGCAAAGAGGGTTGGGCTAAGGCTCTGCGTAAGCTGATTGCTATGCTCTATGCAGGGGAAATTCCCAAGTGGGACGTGTCTAAGGTTCGTCCTGCTGGTGCTAAACTCAAGACCTTTGGTGGTCGTGCATCTGGTCCTGCCCCTCTGGTGGAACTCTTCCAGTACACGATTGAGAAGTTCAAGGGTGCTGCTGGTCGTAAGCTGTCTTCGATTGAGTGCCACGACATCATGTGTAAGATTGGTGAAGTTGTTGTGGTAGGCGGTGTTCGTCGCTCTGCTATGATCTCTCTGTCGAACCTCTCGGACGACCGTATGCGTCATGCTAAGTCAGGCTGGTGGTGGGAAGGTAATGCTCAACGTGCCTTGGCTAACAACAGTGTTGCCTATACTGAGAAGCCTGACATGGAAACCTTCATGCGTGAATGGCTCTCTCTGGTGGAAAGCAAGTCTGGTGAGCGTGGTATCTTCTCTCGTCAGGCATCTAAGAAACAAGCTGCAAAGAATGGTCGTCGTGATGCTAACCAAGACTTTGGCACTAATCCATGCTCTGAAATCATCCTTCGTCCGTACCAATTCTGCAATCTCACAGAAGTCGTGGTTCGGGCTACGGACACACTTGAAGACTTGGAGAGGAAAGTAAAGCTGGCTACGATCCTTGGTACTATCCAGTCTACCTACACTCACTTCCCCTATCTGCGTAAGATTTGGCAGAAGAACACTGAGGAAGAGCGCCTGTTGGGTGTGTCGTTGACTGGGATCATGGACAACAAACTCCTAGGGGCTTCTAATGCTGGCCTCGAAAAAACTCTAAGGAAGTTGAGATATGTGGCTGTCGATACTAATCGTGAGTGGGCTGATCGTCTTGGCATCCCTGCTTCTGCTGCTATCACTTGCGTCAAGCCTTCTGGAACCGTTTCCCAGCTTGTTGACAGTGCTTCTGGTATCCATGCTCGTCATAGTCAGTACTATATCCGCACTGTGCGTGGCGATAACAAAGACCCTCTGACGCAGTTTATGAAGGATCAGGGTATTCCTAGTGAGCCTTGTGTGATTAAGCCTGAGACTACGACAGTCTTTAGCTTCCCACAGAAGTCTCCCGAAGGTGCTATCACCCGTAACGACATGACTGCCATCGAACAGTTGGAGTTGTGGTTGATCTATCAGCGTAACTGGTGCGAACATAAACCTTCTGTTACGGTTACTGTTCGTGACAATGAGTGGATGGAAGTTGGTGCTTGGGTCTACAAATACTTCGATGAAGTATCTGGTGTGTCGTTCTTGCCGCACTCTGACCACAGCTACCAACAGGCACCCTATCAGGAAGTTAATCAACGGGAGTACGAAGACTTGCTTGCTATCATGCCACCAAAGATTGACTGGGCTAAACTAAGTGAGTATGAGACTGAGGACACTTCTAAAGGTTCACAGACTTTTGCTTGTGTTGGTGGCTCATGTGAAATCGTGGACCTGACCTGATGCTCTTTGATCTTGTACAGATTGCAGTCCTGTTCGTTCTGACCTACCTAACCTATAAGCAGGGGGACAGGATTGACGATCTGGAAGCAATGGTGGGCTACATCCTTGGGAACCTTGCCAGTAAAGAGGGAGAAGAAGATGTTCTACATGATAACGAAGGATGATTGTCCTTGGTGTGACAAGGCCAAGGAAATCCTACAACAACGGAAGGCCCCTTTTGGGGTCTTTCACTACGATGAACACCCTATGATCGTCAAACTCATGTTCAAGGGTGGGATTAAGTCTGTCCCACAAATCTGGTATGAAAATGAGTACATCGGTGGTTATGAAAATCTTGTAGAATGGTTGAAGAACAATGATGCTTGAAAAGCCCAAAGGCAAACGACAGTCTCGTTACAAAGGTGCTGAACAAGAGGGTGCAATGCGTACCGTCTCTATCAAGCCTCTTAACGACAACCAAGACACCTATCTGAAACGTCTAAAGGATTCAGATCAGATCATTGTTTGCGGTTTCTCAGGGACTGGTAAGACGTTCATTGCAGCCACCTATGCAGCGAACATGTATGCCAACCGTGAGATTGACAAGATCATCCTGACACGACCCAATGTATCTGTGGGTAAAGACTTGGGCTACTTCCCCGGCACACTAGAAGAGAAGTTTGCTCCTTGGGCTGCACCTGTCCTTGATGTTCTGAATGAGCAACTAGGGAAGGGTACTGTAGAGACTGGCATCAAGAGTGGTAATATTGAAATGGCACCTCTATCTACTATGCGAGGTAGGTCATTCAAGAACGCCTTTATCATCCTAGATGAAGCACAGAATACCTCTGTCGCAGAAATCAAGATGTTCTTGACACGGATTGGTAAGGACTGTAAGGTCGTAATCAATGGTGACGTAAAGCAGTCAGACATTGGTGGTCAATCTGGGTTGTCTAAGGTTATCCACCTTGCTAAAAAACATAACCTACCTGTGCCAGTTATTGAGTTTGGTGTAGACGACATTGTTCGATCTGACATCTGTAAAGACTGGATCATCGCTTTCGAAGCTGAGGGTATCTGATGGATAACTTGGAATACTATAGTGTAGAGTGGGACGGCCCAATTAGTATACGGCAGTCTGGGGTTCCAATCTGGACGAAGACCCCTATGCAAATCGTAAATGAATACCACAAAGAGAAATGGGAAAAGATGGAAAAAGACGCAGTGAATAGCCCCGCACACTACAACACAGGGGGTATTGAGTGCATTGACTATCTCAAGGACAACATGTCATGGGAAGGCTTTACAGGTTATCTGGAAGGCAACACCAAGAAGTACCTTCATCGTTGGCGCTACAAGTCAAAGCCTGTAGAAGACTTGAAGAAGGCTCGTTGGTATCTGGACCGTCTAATCACAGAGTTGGACAGTGAATAATGGTCACACTCTTATTCCTAGTCTGCAACACACTGTCTGGTGAGTGCTACCCAACCACATCAGGTTTGATCTACAAGACAGATGAAGAGTGTCAGCAGAGTGCTGTAGAAATCATTGAGAGGGTCAAAGAAGACCAACGTCTAGGGTTGTCCCCACCAGAAGAAGCCCTCTATGTCTGCTACAACTGGGGTGATCCAACATGATCGAAGCCCTGATCTTCTTAGCAGTCGTTGTACTTGTCGTCTGGTACTGCAACGAAGCCGATTAGAAATGAAAAAACCCCGTTCCCGGTTAATTCCGAGAGCGGGGTTTCTTTATGGAATAAGGTAATTTGTGTGGTTAAGAGTGCTGATCTGGGTCGCGTTTATACAATTCGATAATGTCGCGTTTCACTTCTTTAAGATCAGTCTTAATCTCGTTCATTATCTCACGGTCTTCTTGACGACGAACATCACGAGAACGTATTTCAGCCTGCATCAAAGCAATCTGTTTCTCGTTTGTCAAGACCCTACGGATTAGCCAAGTAATACCAGAGAAGATAGCTGCCACGGCACTTCCTATGATGTACTCTAGATAATTCATTTCTTAAATAGCCCTCGTATCCATCTTGCGATTTCGTTGGGGGATGGTAGTAACCACCCAAGGATCAGAAGGACTAGTATCCACATCGGGGTTTGCTGGATATTCACTTCTTCGATATTTTCTGCTTCTACAGGGCTAGTCTTCTGGATAATGTCCCGACCAGCCTCTGTCTTTTGTTGTACAGCTACAGCCTGTTGTGTGTTCTCTTTACCAGCTTGCACATTGGCTGCGACATTAGGCCCACCACCCGTCAAGAGGCTCAAGGGGCCTTTACCACAACCAGATAAAGCTAGGAGAGCCACCAAGAGCAAGACACGCATATCACAGCCCCTTCTTACAGAGTGTGACCTTGCTGTCAGCCCTACGGTTCTCTAGACCTTTCACAGTCCTACCACCAGCCTTAACCCACTTTCCCAGTTCATCACAGGCTTCTTTGAACTTACCTTGATTAGCTAGACGCATCATCGTAGACTTACAGACAGCCCCAGTGCCAGCGTTATAGGCCAGTTCCAGCATAGAGGCTTGTACACCCACAGGGATGTTAGGGTTAGTCATGCAAGGCTCTAGTTTAGCATAGAACTCTGCCACACCCTTTTCAAGCATGGCAAAGCACTGTTCTTTGGTGTAGGTATCACCCATCTTAACCCCACGAGTTTCCCCGTAGCAGACAGTAGGGATACCCACAATGTCCTTATAGGCTTTAGTCTCTAGCCCTTCCCATTTAGCAATGAAAGGGGTTGCTGACACGATAACAGCGGCTGCAACTGCACCAGTGACCTTCTTCCTTAAAGACATTGTGGTAATCCTTCAATTAGACAGGTTTAGCGGGCCAGACTACATTGTGTGGGAAACCTTCCTGAGAAGTTATATCCCGAAGAGCCTGACGATACTCAGCCCAAGCATCTTGATCTACAGGGGCATCAATCACTTGGGTCCAATCACTTTCAGAAAGCAACTTGTTACGTTGAGTGCGAACAATTTTAGAGGCTTCGTTATCAAGACCAGCTTGATAGGTAGCTTCTTGATCTGCTTTTGAGTGGATTTCGCCAGCTTCATCAATGTAGTTCGAGAACATGTCTACAACAGACCAACCTTGAACCCAGTTGCCTTTAGCATCCTGAACCACACCATTACGAACAACAGTCTGGTACTTACCAGCTTCGGGCTTAGGGGTTTCAAAGACAGCCTCAAGGTTCAAGCCCTCAAGAGTTGTTTGCGCCCAAACACGGGGGAGAGAGACATTGCTAAAATGCTGACGCCACTCTCCTTGTGTCTTAACTTCCTCAGTTTCTTTATGTCTATATTCGCCCACAGTTGATTCTCCTTATGGGTTGAAGTGATTAAGAGATAGCCAGAAAAATGTAAGTGGCCGCATTAACATTGACATTGGTAGCTGCAACTTGATTTACAATAAACCCAATACTTGCGGGGTCAATAGTGTCATCCGTTGTAACTTCTCCGGCGGTGCTGTTCAAGCGTAGATAGGGGTCATTGCCAGCAACAATACCACGGGCGCTGTCCCAGACATACCAATCACCAGTGCTGTCGATACGTTTGATAAGAACAAACCTTGCACCAGTAGTAAAACCACACTCAATAGTTTGACTAGAACCGTTACCCGTGTACGTCCCAACCTTAGAAACATTGGGCAAAGTTGCAAACAAGTATGTAATAAAAAGCCCAGTACTTTGGTTCACGTCATCATTTGTTCCAACAGTAAATACCGACGAAGTGGGTGCAGTATCATTCCACATAGTATCAAGATCAGCGGTAGCTGCCGTTGTATTGAGGATTAGATAATCTGTGGGGTCATTGGCATAAACAGTCCAGTTGTCAATAGCAACAGTTTTTTTACGGAGCATCAATTCGGGTACTGCACCAAGATTGTGCTTTACAGTTTTAGCAACACCCGTCCCAGTGTCACAGACAATATCAAAGAAGCCCGGTGCGCGTTTGAAAGCATAAGCAATGTGATTATTTGCAGTAGTGTCAGCGTTTACTTTGCTCGTAGAATCGTTACCAACCCCAAAACCATTCATAATACTAAAAGAGTGACCATAACCACTTGTAACAGTCATTAGACTGTCAGCATCATCTACTTGAGCAGCAGTGCCACCAGTCGTGAGATAAGCGTTGAATCTCAGTCTGTCTCCAACAACAAGCCCAGCAACAACTGTGTCGTTTCTCTGTCTGACCCAAACTGAATCTGTCAGAAGATTGGTATAGACAAGCCTGTTATCGGTATTAGAACCAGTATAAACTACGGGAACAAAAACCTCTGAACCAGTTCTAGGTTTACGCATAGGTCCACGACGAATAGCAATGTAGTTGAAGTTTGTTCCACTGCCATTAGTATTATTATTTTGTTGAACACCAACCACAAAACCATTAGCATTAACGCCCAACCAGTTACCATCATTTTCTGCTGTTGAGGCAGAGGGTAAGAGCCTACTGTAATTTTCTAGGCTTGATGTTGTAGCGGGACCAAGACCCCTCATAATGTCGGCCATGAGCCAGTCTTGACCACCAGAACCCTTTATAAGAACCCATTGAGGTTCCCAGCCAATATCAATGGTTCTAGGGCCTGTATTATCACCTGTGTAACTTCCACAAGCAATTAGTCCATCTGAACCATCACCAGAAGGCCCAAGAGGGTCGTGGGCAAACAAATACGCCACATAAGTACCACCAGTAGCATTTACTGCGGCATTAGTCCCCACAGTAAAAACGCTGTCTGTAGGAAGGGTATCATTCCAGTATGTAATATCGTCAACAGTGGCTGTATTTGTATTCAAAACTAGATAGTCAGTTTCAGGTGCAGCAGTGTTGCCACGATGATACACAGCCCAAGCAGATGTAGTGTCAGTACGCTTGATAATGATGCAGCCAACAGTAGTGCCAAGACTGTGGTTGATTGTCCTGTTAGCGCCCGTGCCTGTGTAAGAAACCACATCAAAAAATCTAGTAGCCTTACCGAAAGTCCAAGATACGTAGGGGGTTGACGAAGTGTTGACAGCAGTAGATGTTCCCACAGTAAAACCGTTTGAATTAAACGATGTCAGACTGCTGGAAAGGGCTGTGTTGGCATCTGTTGTATTGCTGTTAATCTCAGTGTTTACACCCCTAAGAGTGTCAAACAAATGGTGATTAGTAGCAGTGCTTCTGTCCTTGATCCAGACTAAACCATCTTTAATTGCAAGGTTAACCCCATTTTCGATAGTTTGGCTTGTCGGTGATTGCTGATCCCAAAAAACATAGTTACCTGTATACAGATAAGTGCTGAACACGTCTTCAATCACTTGACCCTGTGCAGCAGAAGAAGCGGTTGCAAGTGCCTTTTTACTAAGCATTATGCATCTCCTACACGAGCGCCATACAAAGTTGAACCAACTTTCCACAGAACAATAGCAGTAAAGCCTGTAGTATTCAAGATCGGGGCAACACCGTTGTCAGTCTTCCAAACCACAGAGGGCCAAGTGATCGTAAAGGCTGCGCCATCATCAATCATCAAGGTCACTGCTTCACCAGCAACAAAACTGTCTGTGGGAGTAGAAGCACCACTCAAGGTCCAAGTCTGGACTGTACCATTGTTGGGGTTCAAAGCAGGGGTAGTACCAGACAACGCAAAGACAGTTTCAATGATAGCATTGGCGAACTTGACATCGCCATTAGCAGCAGCAGTCACAACCTTAGAGGCTTGAGAAGTACCAAGGGTGGTGATGTCGTTGTAGTTCAACTCAGCAGCAGTTGCAGTAACACCAAAATCTGTCAATGCAGCCGCAGCATTAATACTGGCCCAGTTCGTAGTATCAAGCGAAGGGTCTGTGGTCAACCCTGAATGGGTCAACTTAGCACGATACGTCGAGAAGTTGATGGGGGAGTATCTGACAGAACCTACAGTGTAAGAACCTCCAGATACCCAAGCGGAAGCTACTTGAGCCGCAGAGGCAGCACTGGCAGAGGCATTAGCAGCAGCGATAGCAGCAGCACTAGCATCAGCGTCTACAGCAGCACCTACACTCTCAATATAGTCACCAGCAGCATTTAGTTGAGTTTGAAAAGCAGGCAAGGCACCAAGAAAAGCATCTGCTTGAACAGTAAAGTTTGTAGGGTCTTGACGAGAGGGTGGGGTAGGAAGTGTAGAAATCGGGGGGTAAGCCATATTAGGTTAATCCTTCTACTTCAATGGCACCAAGCGAGTAAGATGGTGTTTCTAGGGTCAAGTCAAATCTACGATAGAAACCATAGACCACTGTGCCGTAAGACGTATCTTCTGAACCAATGTACACAATTGGTGTAGCACGGTATTGGGCCAATGTAGACTGAATTTTTCTTGTGTTTTGTGTTGGGTAGCTTACGTTGTAGTCAACCAATTGTGCGAAAGCCCGCTCAACCACAATAAAGTTACCAAAGGCATCTGTCTCTTTACGGGAGAAATCTTCGATGCTAACCGAAGTACCATAGGTGGTCAAACCAATTTCTGAGAAGAAACCGCTGACAATCTGGCCAATTTTTACATCTTGACCTGTTGTATTGGTGACAGTGATTTGAACATCTGAACCAACGTAAGGGGGAATGTTCAAAAACAAGGCTTCTTGAAGTTGGGTTTGCTCTTCAAAAAAGTATGTATACCAATCTATGATGTTTTTGTTGTCAAGAAGGCCGATAGTCTCATTGTAGACTTCACCATCAATATTGTCAGTTACAGTCACATTTGCGGAGATACCTTGCAGACCAAACAAAGCCACAGCAGTTATGCTAGAATTTGGATCGTTTAGAACATATTCTGCACTTGTGGTCTGAACAACAGGGTCGCCAATTTTCTTGTCAAAGGCTTTCCAGCGGTTTGTTGCACCAATCTCCAACCACTTAGTGCCATTATCAGTTGTAGGATCATTACCAATATTGCTGTTGATAAGGCTTTCGTAGACTTTGTGAACACTTACAACAATGACCCTATTTCCAACGGCGTATGTGGTCCCCGAAGACCACTCAGCATAATCATTTTCGGGGACCGAGGAACTAACAAGGATACTGTCTGTCACAGTTACAGGTTTAATAAGTTTCATTCATTAGACCCTTTCAGGAGGAAGACCATCTGTATCCCATTTACGTTCAATATCATACACACGCTTAACATTCTTAGAGATTTCAACTTGGATTTGCAGTTGCTCAGAACGCATACCCGAAACCTCTCTACGAAGACCTGCTACAGCACCTGCAAGTTCAGGATCACGGAACATATTAGCCGTATCCCTATTGCTATAGATACGAGAAGGACCAGTAACTTCAAGTTCGGGACCACTCTCACCAACAATACGGGGACCACCAGAGTGCATACCCCCGTAAGCGAAACCGCGAACCTTGCCTGTAGGGACATTAGCAGCCGATGCAATCGCATTAGCTACAGCAGTCTGTGCAGCCGTTTGGGCAGCAATAGCAGAGTTGAGGGCAAGAATAGCATCAGCAACACTAAGGAACGTCTCACTCAACATTGGGAACTGTGCGATAAGCTCTTCGTGTTGTGCTTGTACTTGCTCATAGGTAGCTTGCGCTTCCATGTATTGAGCCATTGCCTCTTCTACAGTAAGAACTTCTTCGTTGATGATAAGAAGTTTCTCAGCAGCAGCAATCTGACGGGCTTCATTGACCCTTGCTTGTTCCAGTTGACGTTCCAGAAGTTGCACGGCTCTTTCATCAGCAGACATAGAGGCTTCTGCAACAGCACGGCTCTTTTCGATAGCATTGGTAGTCAGGGCAAAGTCTCTAGCGTAGTCTTGGAAGGTTCCAAAGAACTTTTCGCTAGGCTCATTCAAGATGCCCAAAGCACTGGTCAGCTTATCTACATCCATACCACCACTGGACACATAGGTCATGGCAGCACGACGAGAAGCGAAAGCACCAGCCTCAGAGGTAGCACTGCGGCCACTCAGAGCATTGTCAAGCAGTTCAAAAATCCTGCGCGATCTTTCGGCTTTAGCCTTTGCAGAGTCTATCTGAGATTCAATGCTTGAGAAGATACGAGAAAAACCGCTTTGTATACGAGCTACACGCGCCCCTACAGCCTTCTCGAGTTGACTACGAGCGGTAGCCAAACCAGATTGTGCAGCAGACAGTTGCCTATCCATAGCACTACGAAGGTTAGAAGCGGCCTGATCTACTCTTTGAGCAGCCATCTGCACGTCTTCCATAGCATGGACGAGGGTGAGCAAGCCCCTGTTCAATTCATGTGTAGCTGCAAGTTCCAACTCACGGTTTCTACGCAGGAGTTCCTCAGCATTACCTTGGAGTTCAAGAAGTCTTGTGGTTAGATCGTAACGCTGTTGTGCAGCCGCCAGAAGTTCGTTCATCGAAGTGAATTGACCAGACAGGGCCGTGAAGGCATCCCCCATCTTGACGATTTCTTCGTTGATCTTCTGGATTTTCTGTTCTTCAGTCAGACCTTTCAGAGAGACTTCAAAGTCATAAACAAAGTTCTCGAAGGCATCAGAAGAGATACCAAACAGTTCAGCAGCTTTAACGATCTGCGTCTGCATCTTCTGGACTGCTTCCACAATCGGATCAGAGATTTCAGCAGACACTTCACTCTCTGTTGTGGTAGTCTTCTTAGACAAACCGAAGAAGCGTGTAGTCTGGATCGTCTGGAAACTCTTGACGAGAGCATCCATGTTGGTCACTGTGATACGAAGTCCAGCATCAAGTTCTTTAGTCTTCTTCTTGAAGAAACTGAAAATGCCTGCAACAGCAAGAAGAGGTGCGGCGATAGCACCAATGGCTGTAGAGATGCCAGACAAGCCACCAACAGACAAGCCACCACTGACAGCGCCCATAGTACCACCAAGGCCACCATAAACGGATGTCATAAAGCCTGAGCCAAAACCGGATGCGGCAGTTCCAAAGGCAGCGCCAATACCACCAGCAGCACCTGCCCCAGCAGCACTTGCACCGAAACCGCCTGCCAAAGCAGCACCTGCACCACCAGCACCTGCCCCTGCAAAACCAAGTCCAATGAGGATTTGATTACGAGCAGCAAGGGCAATCATCTGTGCAAGCATGTTCTTGAAGGAGCCAAGAATGTCTTTTACAAAACCCTTGAAACCTTTGAAACCACGCATAACAAAGTCTGCGAAAGCATCGGCCACACCATCAACAGCGTTGACAACGTAGCCATCCATTTGACTTGCAAACTGTTTAGCAGCTTTTTCTGCGGCTGTCAGTTCTTCTTTGAGTTTCTTAGAACTTCCAGCAGCTTTCTTTTGAGACTCACTCAGCTTGTCAAAAGTTGCATTTGCTTTTTCTAGCTTGGCTATTTTATCGATAGAAGAGACATATTCAGCATTAATTGCACGAAGTTGGTCTGCACCAACAGCGACTTGAGCGGCTGCATCTCTCCGTTGCTTGGCCTCTTCCCTAAGACCTGCCACAGTTGCTGCACTAGCTGCGTTCAATCCCTTTTGAAGGGCATCAACTTTTGCAGTTGCTTGTGCCAGCTTAACATCAAGACCTGCACTAAAACCTGTTAGTTGAGACATGGCCGAAGCTGCGGCTTGCAAGGCTCTTTCCAGATTTTGCGCAGAAGCACTTGCAGATTCTAGTTCAGCAGCATTAGCAATGACTTCCGACTTCATCTCAAGCAGCTTTTGAATAATGCTGTCATGAATACCAAGTCTTTTAAGTTCTGCCTCATAGTTCTCAAGAATTTGTTGGTTCTCTAATGCCTTGACTTCTAGAGATTGTTCACCATAGCTAATCTTAGCTTGACCCAACTCAATTTCTTGTTGAAGAGTTTTTTCTTCCTGATCGGCCAAAACCCTTCTTTTCTCAACAAGCAAACCTTGATATTCAAGAAGTTGTTCTGAGTTAGCTGCCCTCTCTTTTTCTAACGCGGCAATTTCTTGCTCTGTTGAAGAAACTAAGCCTAAAGAGGTTAGATAGGCTTGGTTGTTTGTAAGACCTTTTTCCTCAAAAGAGACTGAAACTTCTCGTTGTTTGGTCAGTTGCTCTTGCAACCTAAGAATTTCCAGAGTGATGTCCTCTTGTTGAGACAAGAGTTGAACTTGTTCTTCGGGAAGAAGTTGAACACCTTCCAAATCAGCAATCTCAGCTTTCAAATCTTTGATACGATCTGTCAGCAAACCTGCCGCTTCTTCACCTTTTAGGAAAGGCGCAATAAGCCCTGTACCGATAGCAAGTGCAGCACCTGCAATAGCGCCTGCCGGACCAAAGAAACCAAGAAGTTGGGAACCTTGTTGTCCCAAAGCCACAGCAGCATTTGTCCCACTCTGAATCTGAACAGCAAGGTCGCCAATCTGATAACCAGCTTGTTGGGCAATAACTTCGATCCTACGCATACCTTTTCGGCTAGTATTCTCAAAAGTTTGTGCTGACCTGTTTGCATTTTGAAAGGCTTGGTCCATTTTCTGCGTTTGTTTCCAAACAGCTTCTATGGCCCTATCAACTTCTTGAACACCTTTACCATAAGTCTCCAGACTGATTTTACCAGTGTTAAAGGCTTTATCCAGAATAGCGTAACTACGCTCAAGTCTCTCTGTGGCTTTAATCTGCTTGACAACAGTGGACTCAAGTTTATTAAAGTCGTTGGTAAGGTTTCTGACAGAATCTTGGCCTTTTACCTGAACTTCAATCCCAATAACGCCAAGATCGTTAGACATTCTCTTCACCCATCGCTCTAATATAAATATTGTCTAGGTCTTTGATAACACCTATTTCCCAAGGTGTTAGTTCAATACCCATCATACGACACCAAAAGTAGATTGTGTCATAGGAAATTGGATTTGGGCCACTCATATTGTAGGTTCTACCGTTGTGTAGTTCCAAGAAAGCAGCCCAAATATGCAAAGCTAAATCAGGGAAGGTGGGAGGTTCCTCAAGGTTATCCTCACGGTCCTCAAGTTCCTCGACACTCTTCCCTAACTGTTTAGCGACTTGCTCTAGGTGATCCCTTTCTGTTGCTTTCGAACCTTTGACTTTACGATCCAGTCTAAAGGACTTCTGAGCATAATCCAGAAGGGCCAGTCTTACTTCTCCAAAAAAGCCTGAGCGTCTCCAAGCGCAGCGTCAACTTGGTCCTTGACCCAAGGCAACTGAGTAAAGACTTCTCGCACTTTAGCTTCTGTGGCTTTAGGCTTAGTACCACCAAGAGTGATGGCCCAGTCTTCAACGCATTGTACCAGAAGTTCCATAGCCGAGTTTTCAATCTCCTCAGCAGAAAGCGTCAGCTTACCACCACGTTGGGCTTTGGCAAGGCGACGGTTCTGTTGTGCATGAGCAATAGCTTTGTACTTCTTGCTATAGGGGCCATGCACAGTAATAGTCATGTTAGACCCATCTTCATTCGTCAGTACTTCCGAGGTAACGGGGTGGTACAGAATGACTTCGGTAGTCTCTTTCGGTTTACCAATTTTCAGCAAATCCATGTCGGGTATCCTTATTTGTCGGGTAGTGTGTCGGGTTTTATTAAAGACGGGGCGAGATTTCCGCCCGACACAGATTTTCTCGCCCCTACCCCTTACGGGGATTTCTATTAAGCGGAGCGGGTCAGCTTGATGTTCGTGCCTTCCACGCTGTCATACAGAGCCACGAAGGGCAGAGTAATCAGACGCGACTGGGGGTTAGCCAGAGGAACCGAAGCACCGTTGTACTTGACACGCGGGAACAGGAAGGTGTAGTCCGAGGAACCCGTAGGATCGTCCACAGTAACTTGGATGGACGATTCGGTTTCGTTCAGGAACTTGTTGATGAGCGTAGCATTTTCGTAGTAGACGGTCATCGTACCTTCAACAACAGCGCGACCAAACTCCAACTGCGGGGTGGTCGAAGCACCAACCACAAAGGTCGGGGCCAGCGAGTTGGACAGCGAGAATTCAAGCGAAGTCACGATAGCAATACCCGAACCACCGTCCGAGATAACACCGCTATAGCTGTCGAAGGGAGCATTAGCAGAAGCAGCCGTAACAGGCGAAGCAGTCGCAGAGGTGCCAGACTGAACCATTGTCTGACCGACCATATCGAAGGTGCCAGTGACCATCTGGTTAGGAGCAATCGAAACACCAAGGGTCGAAACAGCCATACCCTTGAAGAGACGGTACTGAGAAATGTCAACAGCACGGTCTTCCATAGAGAAGAACTTGGGGGTGGTGCCAATCTTCAAGACGTTGGTCGAGAACGAACTAAAGAAAGCCGATTCAAAGAGGGCGTCAAAGTCACCTTTACGCAGATCAACTTCAATCGAACCACCAGCTTGACGGTTGCCATGACGATCAACGCGAGGCATACGGTCAGCTTGGATTTCGTTACCTTCAACACGATCCTTGGTCAGATCAAGCGAGTGGCTGTTGATAGGCAGGTTAGCAAGCGTGGGGGTGGAAGGCGTAGTGCCGAAAGTGCTTTCAGCAATGTAAGCGAGGCTAGAGCGCGAACCCTGTGCAAAAGGCATGATTTATTCTCCTTCAAGAGTATTGGATTTTTGAGGTTTGGTGGTAGAAGTGGCCTTGACGGTTTCGAACAAATCTTCCCGATCAGCCAAGAGGGAGGCCACACTCTCTGGAACCTCATCCCCAATAAAGTAGGTATTACCTACAAACGCGAAATTAGAAATAGCTTTATACATTAGTTCAGGCTCCATAAATGTACCATGCGATTGCAACAGGAGTGCAATAGAAGGGTGAGTCTAGATAACTCGTACCAACTTCTGCATATTCAATGGAGACTGTGTAACCATTGTAAGTAATATCCGTTCCCGCATCAAACCTAGACAACAGGGTGTCAGCAATATCGTAACCAGCACCAGTTCCCAAACCTTCAGGAGTGCAGATCAGGATGTTATAGAACCCATCATATCTCTTTTGTGGGTTCAAACCACGAACAGCAGGACGACGAAGTGTTGGTACAAGGGTTGCTTTAACAAAGGCTGTACCCGTTGTAGGTTCAAAAGGTACGTTCTGCCTTGCAATAGTCGGGATGCTAGTAGTACCAGTCAAATGAGTGTCGAGACAAGCACGAATGTCGTTAATGATGCTCATTACTCTCTACTCCTCACTTTGGCGACAGCACTGGCAAGGTGTTCCCCAGCCCTTCCTTGGACAGTCTGATAGACGTAGTAGCCATCCCGTGTCCAGTTAGCACCACCAAATTCAACAGCTTTGTTGTGTGGCGATCTGTTATTGATGTAGATTTTAGTAGCACCAGCAGGCAATGCAGCAATATCCGAGTAGAGTTGCTCAAGGGCTTCTACTTGTTTTGCCCCAGTATCTTGACCACGAGGCTTATTCTCAGAGGTTCTAGACCGACCAGCACCAGAAGTTGTGGTAATGCTGTGGGAAGTCACATACGCCCCAGTATCAACAGGCGATCTGGATACAAGGTCACGAGCCATGTTGCCCAGAAACTCACTTCGAACTTCATCAAGTTTCTCTTCTACGGACCTGAGGATTTGAGTGACGCTTCTTTGTACATTTTGAGCCATGTTACTCCCTCACTTGTAGCAAGTAGCACATAGTCCCACTACCAGACTTAATCTCCATCACCTTGACAATGTTCACTGTGTCGCCAAGGCCAATGATCTGGTCTGTGGCATCAGGTTCAGGAGTGGCAGACCCATTGGTGAGTTTATTGTCGAGGACTACCCGACGATCACCACGAAGGATAGACTCTCCGTCAACCATGTCTGGCGTATAGTCGTAGAAATAGCCCCGTAGAGCGTAGTCTGTGTTTGTGGTGGTCACAGTACCCGTGGCATCACTATACGCACTGGCGGCTCTCTTTCGAAGCGTGAGGGCTATGCCATGCTCTCTAATCATCTGTCGCAGAGTGTAGGGGTCAAACGCCATTGGGTTCATCGGGGATGTAACCATCACCCGCCTCTACGTTATCGAATTGTGTAATGCTGAAAGCAGGCTTGACACGATCCGGGTCTTGGTTAGCAACTTCCATCTGAGACGATGAATAACCACCACCAAAGACGCCAAGGGCTTTACCAGAAGTCTTCTTACCCTGTGCTTCAACCTGTGCAGCCAGTTGCTGATACTGTTGAGCGCGAGTAGAGTACTTGGCACTCAAAGCCCCATCAAGGGTAGTGTCAACCATACGGCTGAACTTAGCAGCGATAGTACGGCAAACCCAAGCAGCAGCATAGTAGATGTTGTTATTAGCTTGAGCCAAGCCAAATGTAATCTCTTCGTTCTGAACCAATTGGTCAGAAGTGTCTGTGTCACCAACAAGCAGACGGACGCTGTTTAGACGACCAGACGATGTGGTTGTATTCAAGTCAGCAGCGGAATAACTCCAAGCCATCTGGTCGCCCTCTTATTATTCAAACAATTCCCTATGAGTATCACGCCAGAACTTAATCCTGCGAACTTGTGTCTCAACGTCCTTCGGGACTTTAGGGCATTTCTTTTCTCGAAACTCTTTTGCAGTTTTAGCTTTCTCCTGAAACCTCTCATTGAGTTTATCAATGTAAGAGTGGAGTTCTGCAAGGGTCATGCCGTCAAGGTTCTTGTTGAACACATCGGCAAGGACTTCTTTTTCATCTTCAGTATCATTAGGATCGTGATAGAAGAAGTCTTGATTGAACAGGGTGAGGATTTTCTGAGAACTTTCAGTACCCCTCCAATCGTAGTATTCTCCCCTCTCTCGCCACCTTTCACCAAGATGCACTCTTTGTTTGACATAGAGCCTTCTTGTAGGGTCGAAAGAGTGGGAGAGAAAATAAGTCGGGATCATTCTCTCTCCCCTTTCTTAATTAGGCGATAACGCTGTCGATGACTGCACCGAGGTCAGCCGAAACAACCTTGTGGTCGTAGGCCAAGTTGGCTTCCAGCACTTCGGCAACACCGTCGATAGCCAGATAGTCGCCACGATACGACTTGATCGTGATGCCGTGGCCCGAAGCATTTTCCAGATCGTCCCAAGTGAAGGTGTAACCAGCCGAGGGGATCATCAGGCCCGAAGAACGCGGACGGTAGTAGAAAGCAGCCAGCTTGCCACCAATGAAAGCGTTCGATTCGGTCAGACCTTCGGCAGCGGTGTTCTTCACCGTCTCCATGACCATGAATTCTTCCACACCGAAGATTTCAGCCAGTTTGGCATCCGTCACCAGAGCGGTGTTCGTCACGGTAGCGCCACCATTCAGGCGGGCAAGGATCGTGGGGTGGTTGACCAGAATGTCACGAACTTCTTTACCGACAACCATGACGTTGGGCTTGAAGCCGCCCGACTTGAGTTGCACGGTACGCATGATGTTGGTAACGTCTTGGATCGGGGTCGAGGTCGAGTAGTTCGACCACTGGATGACCTGAACCGAAGAGGGCGACGAAGCAACGCCATCCCAGTCCGTACCCCAGACACCGCCCTTGAAGTAGGTATCAGCCCACTTGATTTCGCGGTCAATCAGGAGTTGGTGGGTCAGCATCTGAGCGCCAGCAGCGCGGACATCCAGTGCTGCATCTTCGTTAGCCAGCGTCTCGAAGTCAAAGTCGGTTGCCAGCGAGAACACGTCAGCCGAGTAGGTGTCCTGCGACAGCGTCATGCCTACACGGGGAGCCTGAGTGCGCGGAGCGCGGGCCTGCACCTGACCAGTGCGATTGAAGTCGGCACGGTTGTAGATGTAGTACTTGTCAGTCTTCTTCGACACGCCAACTTTCGGGAACACACGGTCAGCAATAAAGCCATTAGCGTCTTGCAGGAAAGCAATCGTCAGGTTGGTAAGCGGTGCGTCAATATGAACGCTGCTAGGGGTCAACATAGCCATTTTTGGTAATCCTTTATTAAACTATTCAGATGCTATTAGGTGGAGGGAACAGCGGTTTCAGCACGCGACAGTTCGACCGTGATGATCTGATTGTCAACGCCAGCTTCAAGAGCATAGCCGAGGATCACGTCGCCAGCACCAGCAGCAACAGCTTCACCAGCCGAGTCCGAAGCAACAGCAGCGCCACGAGTGATGTTGCCAGCAGCCTTAACAGTCACACGACCATCGTAAGCAACCGTAACAGCCTGACCAGCGCCAGTGGCAGCGTTCAGAGCCACACCACAAGCACGAGCGCCATCGCCGCAGGGATCAATTTGACCGTCCGAAGCGGGGCCAGCAACAAAGGTGAATTGAGAGATGACAGCGCCCGAAATGGAGGTGCGGGTCTGCATGTTTTCCGTAAATGCCATAATAGAGGCTCCTTTTACTTTTTGTAGGTTTCAAGCACGAGGGCGCGACCCTGTGCGGTTTTGATGACAGCAGCATACGCTTTGTGGAAGTCTTTCTCTTTCTTCTCGTCCTGATAAGCCTTCACGATATCGTTTAGCTTCTCAGTCGGAGATTTCAGATCATTAGCTGCATCAGTTTTGCCGACTTCTTCATAGATGCCTGCAAAGGCAGCGTCAGCGGAACGAAGGAGTGCAAGCAGTTCTTCGTCTTGCCCAATCGACTTCAACAGTTTACCACGCTCATCAGCAGTTCCCTTGAAATTGGGGAGAACCTCATCGGCGCGTTTACGGAGTTCTTCGACTTCGAGAGCCTTTTGAACATCTTCTAGTTTTTTCAGGATCGGTGCGGGGATAGCCGACTTGGCAATCATCTCACCTTCAACTTCGATCATCTCTTCGGCAGGCTTTGCCTTCTCGACAGCAGCTACTTCAAGATCAGCGACTTTGCCTTTGAGAGTTTCGATCTCTTCCAGAAGCATCTTGTTGACTTCTTCAAGTTCAAGGGCTTCATTCTTCCAAGACTTACGAGCAGGCTTCTTTTCGCCCATCATGTCGTCTTCCATCATTTCTTCTTCGTCGTCTTCCATGTCGTCCATCTTGTCGGACTTCATTTCTTCCATGTAACCCTTTTCGGTTTCAGTCTCTTCAACCGTGTCGAGTTTTTCGACTTCTTCGTTTTCCATGTGTTCCCCTTCCGGGCTGCGCTTGAACAGTGCGACCTTAGCGAGTGGGTCATCGCCCATATCGACCAAGGAAACCTCTTCAAGTTCCAAGTTTACGAGTTCGGTGGGCATTACACCATCTCCTTCAAAGTTAATCTGTTACCCTTAGACATGTTCAAGTCCGCAGGAAGAATTTGTAAGTTCCACGGGACATGTAAACCACAAACGTCTTTGCCATTTAGAGGGACTATGTGGTCAACTTGATAATTTTCACCCGTGATTGCCCTCAAATCCCTAGCAAGCCAATAGATTTGTTCAATCTCTTTGCTGTAGCCAGACAGAGTTGCGCGTCTTTGTTTTGACCTTCTGGCAGAATTATAAGACAAAACTTTGTCGTAGTTAGATGCAATCCAATTTTTGGAGGCTGCTAACTTTTTGGGACGATTATTTTTCGCCCAAGTTTTGTTATACTCTCTCATTTCGTCTTTTCTGTTGGCTCTTTGGAGCTTTTGTGAAACAGAGTCACAAACTTTGCAATGTGACCTAACCCCAAACTTACCCTGTTTACTTTTACTAAACTGGTAAATTGGTTTTTCGACAGAACATTTATTGCAAGTTTTAGTCTGCATTTTCACTAAACTCTTTAAGAGCGCGGCCACCAATACTAAACGCAGCCAGTTTACCGCTTTTAACATCTTGCCACACTTGGTCATCGTAGACCTTGATAGCGACTAGCCAGCCTTCGCGGTCAGACTGGATACCCAATGCCTTGGCAATCTCGTTAGTCAAGGGCATGGAATGGACAACTTCCCCGATCTTACCACCACTGTGCATAGCCTTGGCGGTTCTCATGGAAAGCATAAAATTGGTTGCAGCCTTTGCGATCTGGTCAGGGCGAATAAACTCTTCGCTGTGATCTAGGCTGATTTCACCGTTGACAGTTGAGACGTAAGCCCAACCAAAGGCAAGACGCTCTTCATCAAGTTGCTTGACGATCTGACCTTCAACGGAAACTTTGGTCAACTCTGAGACAGAGGTTCCGCTTTCCCACATGCGACAAGACCAGTAACGGGCTGAGGTTTTATCGGTGGCCGTGTCACAAGAATGGCGGGAACGGAAGTTAGCACGAGCATCTGGATCGTCCCTTCGGATTTCCATGTTTGGGTCGCCAAAGGTGACTTTCTTTACTTTGTCACCATCTTTGACGTAGACACCAAACTTCTTGGTGGAGCCAGCCGGGAGACGGAAAGGCTTGTCAAGTTCGACTTCTCGACCCTGATGCACAGCTTTTTCCACAGTCTTAGAGGCCATCGGATGATTTTCTGGCAACAGGTCTGTGTCATGCTTCCCAGAGCGGAACTTGCCATTTCGGATAGCCCGAAGGAAGTTGTTGACACGGGCCATAGCCCACTGTTCAGGGGAAGTGACGTTAGGGCGGACACTCTGAGGGTTAGTGCGATAAGCACCGACACCACGATCATAAACTTGGCGAAGGGTTTCAGCAGTAACTCTGCCTTTGTCGCCATACTTTTCGTTGTGTTCTGTGGCCTTCTGACGAAGTGTGTCCATATTGACTTTTTCGACAGCCTGTTTAGCCTGTGACCACGCACCAGCAAAAGCACGGCTTTCAGTCATACCGTCTTCGGTCATCATAGAGTTGAAGACGTTACGGAAGACTGATTGCTGATGTGCAGACAGTTTACCACGAACTGCTTTCGGGAGGTCTTCATTGCTACTGTACGGCATTGTTCCTCACCAAAATCATAGTAAAGTTTGTGGTAACTCGTGTGTTGTTAGTTTCAACCTGAGCGGCTTGTACATCAAGGTCTGTCTTTTCAGGCATTGCAACAGGGGCGTAGAAGTCGTACCTGTAAGTGTTTTCGTAGACTTCGCCAATATGAGCAATACGGAAACCTTGACCAAACGGTCGAATAAAGAAACGAACCTGAGCGTCTTCACCCTTCTGGACACTAAAGTTGCCAGTGATGATGTAAGCTGTATATCCAGCAGGTACTGTGTAAATGCCGTTAAGGGTTTGACCAATACCATTTTGGATAAGTCCAATAGTGTTTCCGTTGGCAGTAAGCGTGACATTCCCAGCGTTGTTAGATGCACCGTTCTTATAGACAGCAGAGTTTACACGCTTAAACTGCACAGTGCCTGTGGTGGGAGTAAGACCGCGACAATCAATCTCTTCTGTAATTGGGTTGAAGTCTGCATCTAGACCACTTACCACAACAGACCCTGTGTCGGAGGCAGATGCAGAGACGACTGTGACGACCCTCACAGAGTCCCAGACGGACCAAGGGTACAATCCCCCAGCCGCCCAGACAGTCTCGTCACCACCAGAGTCAACGTCTGCATTATACCCAGTGACATTGACAACAGAGTAGCCATCAAACTGACCTTGAGCGATGGAGAAGTAACTATCCCTAAGAGTGAGGTGTCCCCAATCAGCCATCTGTAGCATCCTTCACAGGTTTGTTAAGTTTTGCTTCATACTTGGAACTATCGAAATCAATCTCAGCAATTGACATAAGGTCAGTGACAACCTCAGTCTGATCTTGAAGTTCAATACCAGCGCCATTGATGTTACGCAGGAAGGAAGCAATTTCACGAAGATCGTGGGGAGCAACATCACCAGCAACAAGTTTAGGCATGGTGGACCAATCAAGGCCGTTCAACTGCCACAGACGTTCAACAAGTTGCTTATTCAGGACATCTACAATCGTGTTGATGTAGCTTTCGAGGCTTCTGAGGAAGAGGTCAGTCTTAGTCTTTGACAGAGCATAAGAACCGCTGCCACTACCAAGCATAAGAAACTCAGCCATAAGGCTACGAGCAATATCATGCTGGTAACGCTTAACAACAGGATCAATGTCGATGGAGCGAGAGCCATTTGCGGTAATCAACTCCACGTCCATGAGATT